TGTCAATGCGGCGCTTAATTTGCTCCACAGTTTGCTCTTTAATTGCGCCGTTATTCCAAACCCATTCCTTTCCTTCCATGATTCCGTTTACGAAAGCATCAGGAGCGGAGGGGTCAGCAACGATATCTGCAGCGGTTGCAAGCATAAAATCGTCCGCGACAATCTTCAGACCGTTTTCTTCTCTGATGGAGCCGAGACCCCTAGAAGAAACTCCGAGACGCACACCCTCATCGAGAAGTGATTTTGCGATGTTACCCATGGGGGTATCAAGGATGCGTGCCTTACCAATGAAATTATTACCTTCTCTTTGCAGAGAAGTAATGAGGTGAGATACGCGGTCGAGGTTAATGGTAGGACCATCGGGGTGACCCAATTCTCCCAGAGCACGTCCTTTCTCAACGTAATTCTCGTTGTATTTAGCAACTTCGCGCTCCAGCGTTTCTACTGGATACATGCGACCATTGCGGTTTTTGATTGCACCCTGCAGGAAGACACCTTCAATAAAGTGGCGCTTTACGCCATCCTTACCTTCGGTGATAACTACTTTCGCAGTTTCAATCTCTTCTCTAATCAGTTTCATCGGTAACTTCCTCTTCGGATTCGGGTGCTTCTTCTTCTGGCGGTGCGAAAATCTTTGCACCAATCTCTTGTTTCTTGTCAGCAATCTTGTCGAATGCTGCGAGTTTCATTCCAGTGTCAACATAATCTGAGAGGTCTTTTTGACCCGCAAATAAAGCATTGACAATATCAAGTGCAGATTGTGTAGGCATAACTATGTGTGGATTCGATAATACTATTTAGATATTTCCCTTTTTGTAATCCGCAGGAGAAATACCTTGCTCCGCAGGATCTGGTTCGGGGGGCACCAGAGACATTGCCATTTGCTCATGCTCCATCTTAGGCATTTCCATTGGGTCAATGAGTTTACCATCGGCAATCTCTTTCTCCATCTGCTTATCAATTTCACTGAATTCGTTATCAGTTTGACGCAGAATCTGGCGACGCAGATATTCAATCGAGAAGTATTTACCAGCAAATGGATCCATCTGAGCGAGCAGCGCCATGCGCTCATTCATAATTTCTTGTTGCTTTAACTCGGAGAAATAGTTGTCGGCAACAAAGTCATACTGGATATGCTCTTTAATATCATCCCACTCTTCCAGTGTGACAACGCCTTTGAGGACAAGTTGAGTCTTCAGCAGATCTGAGAAGAGGTCACTAAACTTCTTGCGAAGTCTAACGACGAATTTTTGGAATTTAACTTCGTCACGAGTAATCTCTGCGGAGCGACCAACGTTGAATGAAGAATCAGATTCCAAACGTGACTCGGGCACATTCAGTGCACGATACAATTTCTTTTGGAAATACTTAACGTCTTCCAACTCACCCAGATTCTGACCACCTGGGAGTGTGGAGATTTCTGTGCCACGACCACCTTCACGACGTGGGAGCCAGAAGTCTTCCAGCATGGACATCATCTTCTTATCGTCGCGAATCTCACCAGTGTCAGCGTTATATACCAGTTTGTTTCTATAGCGGGACATCACTTCACGCAGATACTGCTCTGCCTTTTGCTTGGGCAGATTACCCACGTCGATGTAGAAAATACGACGCTCGGGTGCGCGAGAGAGACGATAGATAACCAACGAATCCTCAATCATGCGAAGTTGATTGAGTGCCTTGATTGCTTTGTGAAGATGTGAAAGCACAAAGTTACGCTGCATATCAAGTTGACCTGAGTGCGCAAAGCAGATTGCATCAGGTGCAATTCTTACGCCTCTATCTTCATATCCAGTCAGACCCTTTGGTGAATAGATGTAGTATTCGATTGCCTTAGGAATCAGCGCCATCGAATTGGGATCTGCTGGAGAGATACGATCCTTTGGTTTGTCAAACTCGACTACCTTCTTAATCTTACGGGGGTCGATATATCTTAACTCCGTAATACCTTCCTGAGGTTTTTCGGGATTAATCATCTTATGATAGAAAAGACGACCGTCGATATACCAACGACGGAAAATGTCGTATGCCTTTCTATCAAAATCTAACAGTGAAAGAATATTACCAAACTCTTCGCGAATTCTAGTCTTTACAGCGTTGGAAACTTTAAGATTCGACAACTCAATATCTACAGGGTGGTCGTCTAAGTCTCCAGCAATTGCTTCATTAACAATGTCATTGATTGCTGCATCACATTCTGGGTGCAGTGACATCTCTCTATAGCGACCGATAAGGTCAGCATCGCTTGCTTTATTTGCGGAATCTCCAAGATCAACATACTGACCAAAGTAACCGCCAGCAGCAATGGGTTGTGCCGCATCGTCGGAATCTTTATGCACGAAAGAAGGACCCCTTTCAGAGCCCTTCTTCTTGCGGTCAAGTGAATAACCAAAAAGTTGTGACATTTAACTGTCTCGTTACATTATCAATTATTTATACCACTATCAAAGTGCGTTGCCAGCGTTGGTATCGTTAGCGTATGTCCAGTACTGGACTTGGAATTCAACAGTGTACTCTTCAGCGGTATCATTGCTATCCCATGCAAGGTCAATTGCTGAAATGTTGCTTGGCCAAATACCAACGAATTGGTATGAGCGGACCACGGCACCTTGACGGTCATACTGACGCACAACTGCATCCGACTGATACTCAGCAATCACACGAGCCTGCTGCAGGTTTTGCTGCAGTGCCTGAATCTTAGTTGACCACTCTTCAAACTTGGAGCGCAGTGCATAACCTTTATCGTTAAGCACAGTTACTGTCCATGGTTCGAATGTGCGGTCACCTGCAATTTTCAGGGTGCGACCACGGTAAGGCACCTCAATAACACCCACGGTAGAAGCAGGAATATTTGCTGCTTTCACGAGGAAGGAAGCGAGTGAGGATGACTGAGCACCAGATCCAGCCTGGCTTCCGCCAGCCGATTCTTGGGTGCGTTGCTCGTTTGAACCAGGGGTAGCACCTGAAGCAGGGTTACCGCTGTCAACGATACCTGGGAAACCAATTTCCACTTGGAAAAGGTTGGGGCGGGCAAGGTCCCCAATTCTGTTACGGAAATCGAGAATAGGTGCGTTAACCTGTCTACCTTCCGTTTGCCCTGGATATTGTGTTAAATCGTAGTTAGGCATTTGAATTCTCCTTTAAAAATTGCGAATGGAGTAGGGGGACAAAATTACGAAACAAGCTCAGCAAACGAAGCACCAGTTCTCGTCGCCGTGAAGGTGAGAGTGATGAAGTTGATGGAGCGGGTTGGCTTCACGAAGATTTCAGCATAAAACTCGCCACGGTCAATTGCTTCAGCGGGGTTGTTTGTGCCATCGCAGACTACCAGGAAGTCGATGATGCCACGACGTGACTGCACAGAGCGCAGGTAAGGCTCAACGATATTCTTGAATTGCTGACGGGTAAACTCATCATTCAATTCAAACAGTTGTGACTTTGCTGCCTCGGAGATTGCTTCCTCGATTACCAGGAAGAGACGACGCACGTTAATGCGGTCGAATGCAGACTGATAACCCAGAGCAGTCTTATCACCAAAGAGGATAATGCCTTGACCAGGGAATGCAACGATTGGGTTGATGCGTGCAGCATACAGGAGGTCTCTGTGATTCTTCAGAGGTGAATATGCAAGCTTGATAGCGTTGCGCAGGCGACCTCTGTTGAAACCAGCAGGTGAATACCAAGGCTCTTGCTGCAGAGTTGTGCTCAGGACCAGGCCAGCAACGTCACCATTGCAAGGAATAAAGCGATAGACATCATTATACTTGTCATAGATGTATTTGTAGTTATTATCAAATACAGCGTATGATGAGCTACCCAGTGCATTTGCATAATCTACAGTGCGCTGGACAATATCATATGTATTTGCCTGACCCAACACATCGTTACGATATGGCGAAACGAATGCCATGCAATCCTTACGGTTTGTCGCAATGGAGATGATATGCTGTGCCTTGGCGATAGTGTCATTCAGAGAATTCATTGAAGGACCCATCAGGATATAATCCAGGTCCACAGTCTCTGCATCATCGAAGAGATTGTATGCACCGAGGATATCTGGGCGTGAAACGGTATAACCATCAATGCCACCTTGCAGGGTGTAACGGACAGTTGCACGACCCTTAGTGCCAATCAGAGGCACTGCCAGAGGATTGATACCCAGAGGGTCATCCAGAGTCTCCAGAGCATCATCTGCCTTGATGAGATCAAACTCACGGTTTACACCAGAAACACCAAATGAACCGTTTGCGTTGGGGTCACGGTCATAGATATTGTTGGTTTCGTGACCACCCCAGTGCAGATAACTGGAGAAGGTTTTAATCATATCCTTGTAGTAGATATTATCTCCCTGTGGGGAGCGAGCATCAACTGCTTTGGAAATATTCAGATGCTTCTCAACCAGAGCACCAGGTGTGCCAGTCAGTTTACCATCACCGTCAAGCACAAGGATGTGCATCAGGTCATTATGACCACCACGGTCCTCTACCCATGCAGAGGTTGTGGGACGTGGAGCAATATTTCTCCAGTATTGTCCAGGACCATAGAGACGAGTCTCGTAGTCTGACTCAACGTTAGCGATGTAGATTTGTGCAGCATTCTCGTCATACACATACTGGTTTGCTTGGAAGTTACCAGAAACGCGATTCAGAGTAACGCGCAGTTCGCGAGAGATACTCTCAATGGTGCCAGCATCGCCAGTTGCGCTACCAGGAGCGTCATTGTTGTTAGCGAGCTCGGTTAAGGTATCGCCAATCTCAAGCACATCAGATGAAGTAGCATCAATTTCGATTTCTACCTTGCGAGTCTCTGCATCCCATGCAACAACACGACCAGTTACACCACCAGAGTTTGCAGTGAAGAAGTTATCTGCATTCCAGGAACCAATCAGAGTGTTGTCATCTTCCAGGGTCACAATCACGGTGTAGGAATAAACCTTACCATAGATGTTTGCTGCAGAGTATGCAACTTCGGTGCCGTTTACAAATTCCCATTCAGCGGTGGTTGGTTGGACAAGATACAGCACTTGGTCTGCACCTGCATCGGTCATCACAACACGCAGTGAGTTGCCGAAGTTACCTGCAGTGCGTGCTGCCCACTTCCAGTTGTTGGCTGCATATTCCACGACAGTCTCATATTCTGTCAGGTTTTTAATCAGAGGAGCAACAACACCAGTTGGGGTTGACTCATTGATTTCAGTCTTGTTTGCTGTAACTGTTATCAGAGTAACGGTAGAACCGTCCGTGTGTGCTTGACCAGAAGTGCCAAGGACACCACGCTCAACGTTGAGGTTATTGCCAGCAACGCCAGTGATTCTCATAAACTCATTGTCAACTCTGATATAGCTGTTAGTGCCACCTGCAAGAGCAGCGGCGGAAGTAACAGTCAGAGTGGTATCTGATGATGTGAAGGTTGCGCCTTCGTTGATTGTGGTGCTAGTGCCTGAAGCTTCAATCAGAGTGACTGCAGCGGCAGCAGCGTGAGAAGCAGCAGAAGTTGCGAGTTGACCGCGTTGGACAACCACATTGTTACCGCTAACAGATTGCACTGTCATCAATTCGGCGTCAATCAGCAGGACATCGTTAACGTCGAAGTCGGTTGCTGAGATGACCGACAGAGTTGTATCGGTCGAGCTGAATGAAGTTACCGTGAATTGAGCGGTGTCGATTGCGTTTTTCAGTGAAGCGTTATATGCACGCACCACCTTGAGGGTGCCACCATACAGCAGGAATTGCGCTGCTGTAAACCAATACTCGTAATTATATTCGTTGGGGCGACCGAAAATAGAGAGAAGTTCCTTCTCACTGGTTACAGTGGTTACTGCCTCTACGGGACCTCTTTCAAATGCGCCAACGATGGCAGCAACATTATCGACGGTTGAGTTTACTACACTCGTAAGATCTCTTTCTAGTACAACAACCCCTGGGGAAAGCTGTGTTGATGCCATCTGTTAATCTCCTGAATAGATTCAATCATGGATGCTGAAACTATTTAGAATTTTGTATGTTTTCAGAGGGGAAATATGACGTGAGTAGAATGTTACCAATCGGGATATTTTTCATCCACCTGCCTAGGTTTATGGTATTTCTTTACCGAGCGGGAAATTCGTTTTATAGTGCACTGTTTGCACTCATATGAATAAGCAGATGGGTTGGACCCCCTGTCCTTACGAGTAATGTAAAAGTTATCCACCAATGACATTGTGCGCAGACACTTCCTACATTGCCTATCAACAAAAAGAAAATGCTCTAGGTCTAATCCAAACTCATCCACTACCTATACTCCCACATATATGACATGTCACCATACTCAGATGCGGATTGCCAAACTTGACCTTCTTCATCTACAAAGGTAGTATCTCCATTAATCCCATCATCGATGAATCCGAATGGTGACATATCTGCCTCGATTGCTTCCTTCTGCTCAAGATACATTCTCTTGCGGACATCATCGTTATGTAACTCTTTAAAGTAATCAGAAGTTGCCAACCAACTGAAGATTACTAAACACATTGCGAGGTCATCATTGCATCCTTCTTCAGCTTCCCATGCTTGACCACGTTGAGTAAAGGTGGTTAATTCTGAAATAATTTCATAATCATTGAAGATGAGTTTATCATCCTCAATCAACTGCTTCATGTTTGCACAACCAGTCTTCTTAACTGCAGTTGACATCTTCACTCCTAGTTGCACTTTAGACCCAGAGAATCCCTGACCAACTACCTGTCCCGCTCTACCCCTCATAGAAGACATGAGTAGATTATCATACTCCAAATCAAACTGAAGAGTATCTGCAACTTGTCCCCCAATATCATTAACTTCAACCATGATATATGCATGGTTGTATGCGTTACCAACGTCAGCAATTACGTTGGGGAATAGTAGTGGTTTGATTTTATTGTTTCGATACTTCGCAACCAATCGATATGGAATTGTTGTAGTGTCTATAACTGTAAATGCCGAATAGTCCTTTGTCAAACCACGAGCAACGTCAACCGTCATTACATATGTGTGGTCTTCTATTGGGTCTTCATAAACATCTAAACCAGCATTGGATGTCTTAGGTTCATCATAGACTAGAGTCTTGAGTTTTGCTGATGTGATGAGAGTATTGACAGACCCGAGGAATTCACATTCAAATTCTTGGTTAAACTGCTCTTCGGAGGTATTCCTAATTGTTTGCTCTTTCCATTCAGCATCACGTCCAGGTACCTGAGACCAATGCACTTCCGTGGGAACATATTCATTTCTACCAGTCTCTGCATCATGCCAGAGTTTGTAAAACATATTCATCCCCTTTGGAGTGGAGATGATTATGACCTTGGTAGATTTACCAGAAGAAATAGTAGGATACACAGAGCTGAAAAACTCGTCAGCAATGTGCGTCGGAATAAACGCGAATTCGTCCAGAAATATAATGTTAAAGGACATACCACGGACAGCAGATGCAGAAGTAGAAGCAGCCATGATTTTGCTTCCATTCTCCAATTCCAAACTACCTCTGTTCCAGTTGACAACTCCTTGTTGGAGCCATTTGGGGAGGTTTTCATATGACAGTTGTAGACGTTGAAGCATTTCTCTTGCCGTCGCTGCCTTGTTAGCAAGGATGGCAATGTTTACGTTATCGTTAAAGAGAGCATACCACAAAAGATATGCAGTAACGACTGTTGACTTTCCAGACTGACGAGGTAGTTTTGCAATGTTGAATCTATTTTCATGAAACTTCTCAATCATCTCAGATTGAAAATCATACATCTCAAAAGGAATCAGACCCTTATCCAGAGAGATAATCCTAATATACTTTTTGATAAAGTATACAGGGTCTTGACT